TCACCTGCGAATCTTGCTCCCTACCAGCGCAACCACGTTGGTATCGCGGTGGTATCGCAAGTGGCTGTCCGTGAACTCCCCGACCGCTGCCCAGAACGCCTCGGTGGAGGCGATAAACTCCCGCAGATACTCCGGCCGCAGGTGCGTGTAGTTGGCGCCGGTGCCCTGTTCGCTGTGCCCCGCGGCCGCGTCGATCTGCGCTTCAGGCACGCCTTGCCGCTTGTGCCATGTATGGATCGTGTGCCGCAGCGTGTTCGGCGATCCGATCCCCACCATCTTCGGTCGGCGTTCTGTCTCGCCGAGCTTCCGGCGCGGCTCAAGCCAGATCGGCTTGCCGTCTGCATCGAGCGCCTGGCGGGCCAGTCCGAGATCCGGCCGCGCCTCGTGCGCCGCCAGCAACACGCCCTCGAAAGCGTTGGCGATGTTGGCGGTCGGTCGCTCGAACCATTCCGGCCCGTCCGCAGCTCGCGTCTTCTCGGACGTCGGCACGCGATAGACGATCGCCTTGCCGGTGAGGCTATCCACCCAAGGTGCGAGCGTCGGGCAGATCGGGACGATCGCGCGGCGCTTGCGCGTCTGCTCTTCGTCCGGCCGCAGGAAGTAGATCAGCCCGTTGCGGATCTGCGTGTCGGCATCCAGTTCGAGGATCGCCTCAGTCCGGCCGTGCGTGGACAGGTTGATCATCGTGAAGAGGTGGACGTGCTGGCGCGCCGGATTCGCAGCGGCCGCGTCCAGAATAGCCGCAACCTGCTCGGGGCTCCATTCCAGCTCCTTCCGCTTCTTCCGGCCCTTCACATCCTTGATCCGGGGCGCGGCCGTCAGGTGGTTGTTCTTCATCGCCCAGCTGATCGGTCCGCGCAGGGCCGCTATGTCGCGCGAAATCGTCGGGGCCGAAGCGCCCTGCGCCGATCGCCACGCGATGAATGCGTCGACCAGGCCGTTCGTGATCGAGAGGACGGTGAGCGGCTCGGGCAGCAGTCGCTTCGCGCGCATGTGATCCCAAAACGTCTCAAGGATCTCGACCGAATCGATGTAGCGTTCGGGAGCCTCAAGATGCGCGACATGCTCTTCCAGCCACATCGCGGTGAGATCCGCGAGCAACACGTCACCGGGCGCTGTCGCGACCGCCGGCTGCATCGCCTTGGCCTTCGCGCGCCACTCCGTCCAATGGTCGGCTAGGCGCTCTTTCGCCTCTTCTGGCGGATGTTCGCCGCGACCTCCGATACCCGTCGATGCGCGGCGCGTGACACGGCCGTCGAGCCAACAGATGTTCCAGTCGTCGCGATCGGCACGATACCAAAGCCAGAAGGGACCAAGTTCGAAGCGCCCGGCTGCGGCTGCGGCGGTGCCGCGGCGCTTTCCTCCTGCTGAACCGGCCGGCATTTCCTTCTGATCTCCATGGCCTCGCGGGCGCTTAGAACTGCATAGATGTCGTCGTCGAGCAAGGCCGTCACGTGTTCCGGCTCAAGATGGAGCCGCGTCCCGTTCTTTGCCGCCCGTCGGATCCGGCTCAGCATTTCGGTAAAGACCGGCTCGGCGATCGTCACGCGGCAAGCCTCCCCTTCTCTCCGGCGCGGCGCAGCTGCGCGGTGATGATGCGGGCGCCGCTGATCATTTCGACGATCCAGTTGCCCTGCTGAAGCCAGGCGAGCGCCGCATAACAATCCGCCAGTAGCACGAGCTGTTCGTCACCACGGCGGCGGGCGAGATCCCGCGCGCGCGCGGTAGCCCGCCCCAGATCCGCGGCGATCTCGCTTGCTGGTGCGCCGAAGTGCCCACCGGTCGCCTCATCCATCGTCGGCAGCGGCGGGTTCGTGCGATCGACGATCCAGCGCCACTGCGCGACCAACGCTCCGCCGCACCGCAGGCCGGCCTCAGCCGTGTTCGCTTCCAGCTTTCCGCGCTCAACCAGCGACGGGTAGCTGCGTTCGCGATCGGCGAGCAGGCGCGCCGCGGCCTCGGCGAGTAGCTCGCGATGCTCATAGCCGGTGAGCGCTGGTCGGCTCATGCGCGCCGCTCCCCGGCCTCGGCGCTGTAGGTCATGGCTTTGCGCGCGTCAGACAACAGCGATGCGGCAAGTTCTTCCGGTGTCTGCCACTGCAGCGGCTTGCGCCAGTTGGCCGCGCTCGTCCGGCGCCGGGGGGCGCCTGGCCCCCAATTCGCCGCGGTTCCTCCACCGAAACGCGCGTTGCGCGTCTCAGCGTAGCAATGGTCGCAGCCGGGACCGACCTTCTGGCACCCCTCCCACGGATTGAAGGTGTGATCGGTCCCTTCGATCGCGCTGTTCTCAGCCATGCTATCGCACCCTTCCCACGCCGATCTCGACCATCAGGCCGAGCCACTGGATGGTGATGATCCCGCCGTTGACGCTGTCGCGAACGGGGGTTGTGGTCGGACGGCCCGTGGCAATCAGCCAGTTGCGCCAGCGGCCGGCGGGGATCTCTGCCCCGCCGCCCGGGCGACTGGTGAGCGCAGCGCCGGTCCAGCCGCCCGCTTCTACTCGCGGGATCAAATGGCGAAGGATGCTCATGCGGCGCCTCGCTCAGTAAAGGCGGCGCGGGCGCCTTCGTATGCCGCCTGCCATTGCCGGGCGATCACGCCGGCAAGCGTCGGATCTTCGGCCCGCGCCTTCCTGTTTGGCACCAGGCGGTCCGCGATCGCGGCCGCGCGCTGTTCGATGCTGAGGCCGGCCATCAGAGCCTCCCCGCCGCCCATGCGGCGATGAAGTGCCCAGCCATGTAGAGCGCCATTAGGACAACGACTGCGACGCTGAACCGGCCGGTCCAGACGTCGTCGACGCTCTGCGCCTCATCCTCGCCGTAGAAGGTTAAGAGCCCGAGCGGCTCGGGAGCCGTGCGTTGCTGGAGCGGCACGACTTCGGGGGGTGCAGAACCGTTCCAGATCGTCGCTGCCCATCGTGGGGCGGCGCGGCGTTCAACCTCGTCTGTATGTGAATTGGCCAGCAACATGCGCGGCTCCTTTCGGAGGCGCATATGCGATTATCGCAAACTCGCGGTCAAGCGGTTTGTGTTCGATTATCGCATATTGGTATTCTAGACATCATTTGCGTTCTTTGTATGTTCTCTTTCGGTTGAGTCGCAGGAGAATAAGAGTGGCGCTGCTTTACCGCGTCGTTGCCTTCCAGAAGCCGTGCGGGCCGTGGCGCCCAAAGCGTCGCCAGGCAGAGCAAGACGCGATCTATCAGGGCTGGGGCGAGTATGACGAGTGGGGCCAATTCTGGCTGAACGCCCCTGCTCGCGTGGAATGGATCCGGGAGGCAGACGTCAGGCTGAGCGCCTAGGCACGTCTCTCATCAGGTAAAGAATAACGCGGCCTTCGATCACGACCGGCTCTGCGCCCAACTCGATTTCGCGGTTCTGCGGATTGGATGAGCAAGGCACTAAGCGAGCCGGGCCTTCCTGATATTCCTTGAAGGTGGTCTCGCCATCTTCCGTCCGAACGACATAGCGGAAGCCGGGCCAGAGCCTTTTGTCATCTGGATCCACGACGATAGTCGACCCGTCGCTCACGAGCAGATCCATCGAGTCTCCGGTGACGGTGAGGGCGTAGGCTCGCGGTGGAACGTCTGGATCGCTGACAATTACTCGCCGCCCGCCCTGCTGCTCCTGCGGCTGGAAGCGGCCCGCTGGAACGCGACCAAGCAGCGGGATCGAGCGTATCGGCAGGTGGTCGGCAGGCTGCGGCTCGGGCGCCAGTTCGCGCTTGATCGCGTCCATCTCCGAGACCTTGAAATTGCGCTGGCCGCTCAGTGACTTCGACAGATAGTTCTCGTTTAAGCCGATCGCGTCCGCGAGATCCCGCTGCGTCATACCGCGGCGGTCCAGTTCGGCCTTGATCTCGTCTGGGGTCATAAAGCCGTTCAACCCCTCGCGTGCGATTATCGCAATTTCGATTATCGCAAACTTGCGCTTGCGATTAGTCTGCGAATATCGCAAACACGACGTATGAAGAGCTACGCCGACAGGGTCATCGACGCGATGGGGGGAACCTCCGCAGTCGCGCAGATGAGCAAAACCCCCACCTCGACTGTGCACAGCTGGCGCAAAAACGGGATCCCGGACGCCCGCTTGGATCACCTCAAGCTGGTGGCTGACCGCGAAGGGCTCAGCATCGACTGGAGCACCGGTGAGCGTCTGCATGAGAAGGCTGATGCAGCATGAGCGGCCGGAAAATCCACCGGTCTGATCGGACTATTTCGGGTAGTTTTCTGCTCGAAACGATCGGCGACAGCCTGCGCGATATCAAAGGCGAAGATGGCCTGATCGATGCGGACCTGGGCCGCGTCCTGGGCAAGCATTCCGACAGCGTCGCAACCTATCGCGCCGGAGCCGGCGACATGGGCGCCGTATCGTTCCTGTTCGGCTGCAAGGAATGGGACGGCCGGTTCGCCAATCCTGTCCTGCGGCAGCTGGGGCTGCGCCTAGTCCGCATCCCGCAGATGATGGCGACCCAGCAGGATCTGTTGGGTCTGCTCGCACGCAAGGCGCGGGAGGCCAGCGACGTGACCACCGCAATCGTCGGCGGACTGGCAGACGGCAAGTTCTCCGCGGCTGATGCACGCGCCGCGCTGAGCGAAGCGCACGAGCTGCTCGACGTGCTGCTCGCGATGATCGCCGAACTTGAAGCCATCGAAGCTGGAGAGACACGATGAACCTATTGCGTCTGCCCGCTCGGGTGCCGAACGAGGGCGCGCGCCGGTTGGCGTGGTGGCTTTGTGAACAGCCGCGCGATGCCATGAAGCGGCTGGCCAGCACCCTGCGTATCGAGCCCACCACGATCGAACGGTGGATCTCTGGCGATATCGAGCCGGGCGCGGAGGTTTCGTACGCGGTCTCGCTATTCACCCAGCATGCGGTGGTCACGTCGGATTGGCGGTCGCCCCCTGAGAGCGGATGGTTCGATCGCCCTGCCCCCCGCACCTATCGGAAGGCTGCATGATGCGGCCGGCCAACATCATCACGGATCACGCGCAGCCTGCCTCCCCCCCGCCGGGTGGCGCGTGCCGGGGAGGAGGGGCGAAAGCCCCCCGCACTTCCTCCTCCCCGGAGAGCTGGGCCGTCGACGTGCCCGCGTTCGATCGCTGGGTCGCCGGTGCGCGGCCGGGCGAGCGCATGCTGTACGCCCGCGGCGAGCAGATCCCGCGGCATGCGCCGGCCTGGTCGCATGCGCGCGAGCTGGCCGACGACAAGGTGATCACGCTGACCAGTGGGCGCGATCCGGAGAACAGGCGCGTATTCTGCTACTATGCGGTTCGCGTCGCGGCGCCGATCGCGCAGCCGATCCCGGCACCTGCAGTCGAGATCAATGAAGACGATCCGACGGAGCTGGTGCTGCGGGCGATCCGGCGTGCCGCGAACCTCGGGCTCGCCTGCCCGACCAACACGTCGTTGGCGACCAGCTGCGGGCTGAAGGATGCCGCGGCTGCCAGCTATCGGATCCGCTGCCTGGTGCAATCCGGACAGCTGCGGATCGAGGATCAGGGGCCGGGCAAGCCGCGCATCGCGACGATCGTCGGCACTGGCAAGCAAACTTGCCGAGCCGCTTGAAGCAAGCGCCCGCCTTGACCGCTCGCACCCTGCGCAGCGCCTTCGCGAGCTACCGCGCGAACATCGAGATCGCGCGCGATCCCGACGAGCGCCCGGGGGTTCGGGATGTTGCCTGGTCACGGGCGGCAAAGGCTCGGACGCGACTGGAGCGGGCGATCACCGCGCTCGAGGCAGGTGCAGCATCATGATGCACTCCTCTGCTCACCCCTGCCGATCGGGCTGCGGGCGCCTGCGTCCGCGTGTCTCGATGGACTTCTGCCGCACCTGCTTCGACCGCATCCCGCGCGATATCCGCCAGCGGATGCGGGACGCGCGGGACGCGAAGGCTCCGCACCTGTCTGCCCGCGCCGTGTCGGACGCGATGACCTGGCTGCGTGAGCATCCCGTTACCCCAGCCGGCCGGGGAGCTGTCGAATGAGCGACATCGTCGATTACGCGGCCGAGATTACCGACGAACACATCGCGCTGGGCATCGCTCTCGCGCGCGTGCCAATCGCGGCGGGTCAGCCCGGCGAGTGCGAGGACTGCGGCGAATACATGCCCCGCATCGTCAACGGACAATGCGGCTTCTGCCGCGATGGGCGCACGCCGCCTCCGGGATGGGAGCCCCCGGTTGCCCGGCCCCTCACGCAAGAGGAACCGTCAATGGCCAATGGAAGGTCTGTGATGCTGCCGGGCTCGGCAACGGCCGCGATCGGCTTGCTGGAGCGGCATGCGCGCGACAACGACATATCGCTCGGCCTCGCGGCCGCGCAGCTGATCGAGCGCGGGGCACCTGCCGAGCCGGCGCCGCGGGAGGTTGTCACACTCGATCTGTTCGCCATCGGCGCCGACGTGCTGCTCGCCCACCTTGGCGAGCGGATCGACCAGTCGGGCGAGCTAGACGCGCTGAAGCGCGAGAACGCTGCGCTCGGCGCCGAGCTGGAAGCGGCGAAGGCGAAGTTGGCGCAGGTGAGCGCGGCTCTGTCGGCCTGATCGGCCGGCAGCGGGGGAAGGTTTCATCGTGTCAGTATCCAAGCTGCCGTCGCCGATGGGGCAGGCGGCAATCCAATATGCGCGCCGGGGCTGGGCCGTCTTTCCGTGTCGGGAGCGGGAAACGACGGCGTTCGTGCGCGGCGAAGAGCGCACCTTCCACGCCAAAGCGCCGTACACAGGCAAGGGGCTGAAGGACGCCACCACGCATGAGCCGACTATCCTCGCCTGGTGGCGGGAGCATCCGGACGCCCTGATTGGCTTGCCGCTGGGCGAGAATGGCTTCTTCGTGCTCGACTTCGATCCGGAGATCGATCCCGACACTGGCGAGGCCTACACGCTCGATCGCCTGAAGGCGGATCTTGAAGAGCAGATGGGCTGTGCGCTGCCGCGATCGGTGACGGCGCTGACGCAATCCGACGGCGTCCATGTGTGGCTCAAACAGCCGAAGGACGGCAAGCCGATCAGGAACCGCGGCAACCTGCCCCGTCACGTCGACGTGCGTGGCCAAGGCGGATATGTGATCGCGCCCCCGTCGGTAATGGTCGAGACCGGCGCCCGATATCGCTGGCTCGATCGCGGTGACTGGCGGGACGATGACGCCTTCGCCGAAGCGCCGCCCGCCCTGATCGAGATCCTGCGCGCGCCAAAGCAGCGGCCGGCGAGCAGCGCGCCCCCTCGGTCGGCCGCGCTGTCGCGGTCGCAATCGCCCGCTCGCACTGCCGGTGGCGCCGACGCAGACGTGCGGAAATACGCGCTGTCCGCGCTCGACGGCGAGTGCCGCTCGATCCGGGAGGCTGGATCCGGACAGCGCAACGCCGCGCTCAATGAAGCCGCGTTCAAGGTGGCCACTCTCGTTGCGGCCGGCGCGCTCGATGCCGGCGTTGCGCGGGCGAGCGTGGAAGCCGCAGCGCGGGACAATCCCGGCCGCGATGATGCAGGGCAGCTCGCCGCCACAATCGACAGCGGATGGACAGCCGGGCTCAGCAGCCCTCGCGATCTCGGAGAGATCGCGGCTGCATCGCGCTCCCGCAGGGAGCGCTCTGACCGCCCGCGCCCGCCCGCCCGCGCCGCTGCCGCGCGCGAGGAAAAGTCCGCATCCTTCCGGTCTGGAAGGATGGACGGCCTGCAAGTGCTGTCGGAAGGGGAGCGGGAGCGCCTGCGCAAGGTTGCTGCCGGCTGGCTCGCGCGGCGGGTGGAGCATGTCGAAGCCGAACGGGATGCGATCCTGCGGCTTGCCTATGGCGTCGGCCGTCGGCTGGCGGCCGGGCTGCTCGACGAACCGGCCGCGCTGGACCAGCTGGCAGCGGTTTGGGGCGACGTGGCCGATGTGAGCCGCGACGATATCGTCAGCGCGATCGATGACGGGTTCGCGCGGGGGTTCGATCTGGACCTGCTGCTCGTCACCATGCGTTGCCTCGCCCATCCGCTGACCGACTTCGGGATCGCCGAGCGGTTCCGCGATCGCTTCGGCAAGGATTTCCGGTTCACGACCGCCAAGGGCTGGCTCGGCTGGGACGGCCGGCGCTGGAAGGTGCTGGATCAGGACGAAAAGACGCCGCCTGCTGAGGTGGTCGCCGCGGTGTTCGAGACCGTGCGTGCCATTCAGGACGAAGCCCGTTTCGTCGCTGACACCGGCGTCAAATGGACGCTCGTCGGCGAAGGCAAGGATGCCCGGCTCGATCTGGAGGACGAAGGCAACCCGCACGGCCTCGATCGCTGGATCGCGAAGGGCAAGGGGTTCGAGCTGCTGTCGACGAAGATCGCGGTGTTCGGCCGGCAATCGGAAACGACCGGGAAGCCCGTTGCCGTGGCGATGCTGGCTCGGCGCTGGCTAACGGTGCCGATCGAGGCCTTCGACCACGACAAATATGCGGTCAACGTGCTGAACGGCACGCTGCGCTTCCGCACAGTGGATCTGCCCGATGGCGGCCGGCGCGGCGTCGTCGAGCTGTCACCGCACGATCGCAGCGACATGCAGACCAAGCTGTCGCCGGTCGAATACGATCCCGCCGCTACGGCCCCGCGATATGATGCCATGATCGAATGGGCGCAGCCCGACGCGACGATGCGCCGCTATCTGCATCAAGTGGGCGGTTATGCGCTCACCGGCGATGCTGGCGAGCAGAAGCTGTGGTTCTGGTACGGCCGCGGCCGCAACGGCAAGGGCGTGACGATGGAGAGCTGGGCGCACGTCGCCGGCGACTACAGCGGCACGATTCCGATCGGCTCATTCCTCGATCAAGGTATCAAGAAACGTGGCGACCAGGCATCGCCGGATCTCGCGAAGCTTGCCGGCGTCCGCATGCTGCGATCGTCCGAGCCGGGCCGCAACGAGAAACTGGATAGCGGCCTGATCAAGCTGGTGACGGGCGGTGAGCCAATCCCGGTTCGCATGCTTCATCGCGGGTTCTTCGACCTCGATCCGATCTTCAAACTGATCATCCAGGGCAACACGAAGTTCGACATCCCCGACACCGACGACGGGATCTGGGGACGCATGAAGCTGATCCCCTGGCTGCGGAACATCGAGAAGCCCGAGCCGGGCGTCGCAAACTGGCCAGAAAAGGATCCGAACCTCGCCTCCAAGATCAAGACGCAGGAGGCGTCGGGCGTGCTCAACCGGCTGGTTGCCGGCTTGCTCGACTATATGTCGAACGGGCTGGTGGAGCCGAAGAGCGTCACCGAGGCCACCAGCGCCTATCGTGACGCCAGCGACCCGCTCGCCCGCTTCCTGCGCCTGTGCGTCGTCAGCGATCCGGATTCCCGCGTCCAATCGTCGAAGCTGCACGAGGTGTTCGTCGCGTGGAGCAAGGCAGCCGGCGAGCGCGACTGGTCGAACAAGGGCTTCTCGAACGCGATGGTCGAGAAGGGATATCAGAAGAAGGCGTCCGACGGGATGCAGTGGCTCGGCATCCGCCTGGTGCGTGAGGTGGGCGACTTCGTCGACGACAACGGCAAGCCGCGCACGCTCGACGGCGAGTTTGCCGATCCTCCGGACAACGCGCCGCCCTTTGGCGAGGACGAACTGCCGCCCTGACGCTGGCCTGCGTGACTGACCCTTCCGGTTTGGAAGGGTGCCGGAAGGATACCGGAAGGGAAAATGCGAGGATTTCCGCGGGTTCGGAAGGTTCGGAAGGGTTGTCGTGATGTTTCTTCGCATCTGTGTGCGCGCATGCGCAGGCGCACGATAGATCACATAGACATATCCTTCCGATCCTTCCGAACCTTCCATAGTTGAGAATAAAGGGCGTTTCTCCAATGAGTTATGAAGGTCATCGCTGCGGAAGGATGGCAATGGAAGGTTCCAGCGCCGGAAGGATGCCTGTTCGCCCCCGTTGGTTGGCTCTGGCGGTCGCTGCGGGTCTCACCGAGTATGAGGCGGTGCAAGAGCGGCTGGTCGAAGCCTGGGGCTTTCTGCGCCGGATGCCGGACCGTGAGGCCGGCTGGCTGCGGTTCCAGCAGGCCAACAGGATCTACCAGCGGGGCCAGCTGAGCCGGCAGGAGCTGTGGGCGCAGTACAAGGTCGACAGCGACGACTACGATCGTGACCAGCGTCCCTCCTTGCCCGGCCTGCGCTCGCATGAGGTTGACCGCATGTGGGAGGCGCTCGGCTGGATCGACGCGGTGGTCGAACCGCGCGACCGGAAGCTGCTCGGCGTCGTGCTGGGCCAGCTGAGCCGCGACAACGCCCGCCCGGCGTGGGTCTCAGCGGCGAAGGCCATCGGCTGGGGTGGGCATCCAGACACCCTCGCCAAGCGCTACGGGCGCGCTGTGACGGCCATCTGCGTGCACATCGGCAGGGCTGAAACCCGCAGAAATGCGCACCTAGAGGCCGTCAAGCCCTAGAGAGCGGACGGCATGCAAATAAACAATTCGGGCTCTAGGCCTCTTTGGCCATATTTCACGTCATGCTCGGGCAACGCGTCGTGCTGCGGCCGGGCAGCTCTCCCTTTCCGAACCTCGCGACGGGCGTCTCACCATCGGTGCGGCGCCCGTCGGCGTTTTGGTGATGATGCATGACGAAGTTCCGTGCCTTGGCGCCGCGCTTCCGATCGCTGCCGCCTCGGTTCGGGAGCGCGCTGCCCGTGACACGGCAGGATCGGGATCGGGACCGCGACCAGCGCGAGTGGCGCAAGTGGTACAAGACGGCGCGCTGGCAACGGCTGCGCATGTCGGTGTTGGTGCGCGACCTGTTCACCTGCCAGTGGCCGGGCTGCGGCAGGATCGAGGCGGACACGTCGAAGCTGGTCGCTGACCATCGCCGCCCGCATCGCGGCGACGAAGCAATGTTCTGGGATCCGGACAACCTGCAGTGCCTCTGCAAGCCCTGCCACGACAGCAGGAAGCAGCGCGCGGAGAACCGCGGGCACCGCTGACCCGGGGGGTGGGTCAAAGTCGACAGGGGCGCGGCCCCCTAGACCGCATACCGTCTCACGTGGAGATTTTTTTGTGGCTGAGTGGGATTTTGACCTGTTGGGCGATCCCATCCCGGCGGGTCTGGGGAAGCGTGGGCGCCCGCCGCACCTGCCGACCGACGAAAACCGGCGCAAAATCATAGCTTTAATGGCGTTCGATAAGAACGAAGCCCAGATCGCGGCCGCATTGAGCATCAGCGTACCGACGCTGAAGAAGCATTATTTTCGTGAGCTGGCTGCCAAGCTGGAAGCCCGCCAGCGGGTCGAGGGCAAGCTGCTCGGCGCGCTCATGAAGGAGGTCGACGCCGGTAACGTCTCGGCGATCGACAAGGTGTTCAAACGGCTCGATCGCCACGACCTGGCGCGGGGCATCCAGCCGCCTACGGCAACGAAGCCTGCCAAGGCTAAGCCGCTCGGCAAGAAGGCGCAGGCCGAGATCGACGCGCACGACAATTCGGGTGAGGGCCGTTGGGGCTCACTGCTCAACTAGGCTGGCAGTTCGCCTGCCCTGATTGGGTTGAGCGGCTGCGGGAGGGGCGTTCGCTCCTTCCGGATCTGCCGCTCGACGAGGATGAGGCCGAGCGCGCGGTCGGGATCTTCAACGAGCTGCGCCTGCCGGACGTGCCTGGGCAGCCCCGGCTTGAGGATGCTGGCGGCGAGTGGGGCCGCGACATCGTGCGAGCGCTATTCGGCTCGCTCTCCGCTGCGGGCATCCGCCAGGTGCCGGGCATCTTCGCCATGGTGCCGAAGAAGAACGCCAAGACGACGAATGGCGCCGCCATCATGATGACCGCCATGCTGATCAACAAACGGCCTCGGGCCGAGTATCAGCTGATCGGCCCCACGCAGGAGATTGCCGACACCGCCTTCCAGCAGGCGGTGGGCATGATCGAGGCCGACGCGTTCCTGAAGCGTCGGTTCCACGTGGCCGAGCACACGAAGACGATCACCGACCGCGTCAACAAGGCGCGGCTGAAGGTGAAGACGTTCGACATGAAGGTCGCGACCGGATCCAAGCCGGTCGGTGTTCTGATCGACGAGCTGCACCTGATGGGGAACATCTCCTATGCCGCCCGAGTGATCGGGCAGCTGACCGGCGGCATGATCGCCAATCCGGAATCGTTCCTGATCATCATCACCACGCAGTCGGACGAAGCGCCGGCCGGTGTGTTCAAGTCTGAACTGGATTACGCCCGCGCCGTTCGCGACGGCCGGATCGAAGAGCCGCGCATGCTGCCGATGCTCTACGAGTTCCCGGAAGGGATGCAGACCGCAGACGACAAGCCGTGGCGCGATCCGAAACTGTGGCACATGGTGCTGCCGAACCTTGGCCGATCCATCACGATCGACCGACTGGTCGCCGAGTATCGCACCGCGCGTGACAAGGGTGAGGAGGAAGAGCGGCGCTGGGCGTCGCAGCACCTCAACATCCAGATCGGGCTCGCGCTGCACACCGACCGCTGGCGCGGCGTCGACTATTGGGCGAAAGCGACCGACTTCACGCTGCTCGGCCTCGACGAGCTGATCGAGCGGTCCGAAGTGATCACGGGCGGTTTCGACGGCGGTGGACTGGACGATCTTGCGGGCTTGGCTCTCATCGGACGGGAGACCGGCACGCGCCGCTGGCTCGGCTGGTGTCGAGCGTGGGCGCAAGATGACGTGTTCCGCACCAGGCTGGAGATCGCGCCACGCCTGAACGACTTCGTGGAAGCAGGCGATCTGATCAAATGCGGCGACGCGACCGAGGATATGATCGGTGTCGCCGATGTGCTCGAACGGGTTCTGGAAGCGGGGCTGTTCCCCGAAACGCACGCGGTTGGCTTCGACCCCGCGGGCGTGTCGGCAATCATGGACGAGCTGCTGACCCGCGGCTTCGCTGAGGAACAGATCACCTTCGTCACGCAGGGCTTCCGCCTCTCCCCGGCCACGTGGGGGCTGGAGCGCAAGCTGAAAGACGGCACGTTCGTTCACGCCCCGCAGGCCTTGATGGACTGGTGCGTCAGCAACGCGAAGGCCGAGCAGCGCGGCAACGCGGTGCTGATTACGAAGCAAGCAGCCGGCAAGGCCAAGATCGACCCGCTGATCGCGTTGTTCAACGCGTTCATGCTTATGAGCCGTAGCCCCGAAGCATCGGGCGGTCCCTCGGTTTACGAGGACCGCGGCATCCTCGAAATCGAAGTGGATTATCTCTGATGGGACGTCTGGCCAACGCCCTCAGGGCGTTCACCTCGCCGCCAAAGCAGTCGCTGGTCGCGTCGCCGGAGATCGGCGCCGGCCCGCATTACGGACAGTCCAGCAGCGTCGGTGCCAATGACGGCTGGTTCCTGAAGGTGCTTGGCGGTGGGCCAACCAAGGCTGGCACCTTCGTGTCGGAAGGCAACGCCCTCTATTCGCCCGTTGTGTTCGCTTGCGTGAACCGGATCGCCAACCCGATCGCCAACTTTCCGGTGTCGATCGTCGAGCCGGACGGCCGAGGCGGGTTCACGCGCGTCAACGAGCATCCCATGTCGCAGCGCCTCGGGCTGCGACCTAACGATTTCATGTCGTCGCGCACGTTGCGCAAGACGACGCAGGGGCACGCGCTCCTTTGGGGCAACGGTTATCAGGAAATCGAGCGAAACGGCCGCGGCGAAGCGGTAGGGCTCTGGCCGCTCCTGCCGGACAGGACGCGGCCGCACCGCGTGGGCGACCACCTGGTGTTCCGCACCAACATCGATGGCACGACGTACCAGCTCGACCAGCAGAACGTCGCGCACATCATGGACCTCAGCCACGATGGCTATGTCGGGCTGTCGCAGGTGGCGCTGGCACGCGAAGCGATGGGCATGGTCAAGGCGCTTGAGACGTTTGGCGGCAAGTTCTTCGCCAACGACATGAAGTCGGGCGGCTTCCTGATGCACCCTGGCAAGCTCAGCCCGCGTGCTCGCGGCAACGTGAACGGGCCGAACGGGGAGCAGAAAGCCGCGGCGGAAAATCCTGCGTCGGTGGTCGAGAAGCAGGGCGGGTTGGAAAACGCGCACCGTGTGAAGGTGCTCGAAGAGGGAATGAAGTTCGTCCAGACGACGATCCCACCTGAAGATGGCCAGTTCCTCGCCACGCGCGAGTTCCAGATCGCCGAGATCGCGCGCATGTACGACGTGCCCCTCGTGCTGCTGCAGAGCCACGAGAAGTCGACCAGCTGGGGATCCGGGATCGAGCAGCTGATGCTCGGCTTCATCATGCAAACGGTCGCGCCTTGGGTACAGGCGACCGAGCAGGAGCTGTCGTGGAAGCTGTTCACCGAGGCCGAGCGCGCGCGCGGCCTGCGGGTCAAGTTCAACATGAACGCGCTGCTGCGCGGCGACATGGAAGCTCGCTCTGCCTTCTACAAGACGATGTTCGAGCTGGGCATGACCATGAACCAGATCCTCGCACTGGAGGACATGAACGGCATCGGGCCGGACGGCGACATCAACTTCGTGTCGAACAACGTCCAGACACTTGAACGTGCGAAGGTCGGCCAGCCGATCCCGATCTCGCGCATTCGGGCGGGCGAACGAGAGGACAGCGAATGAAGTATCCCTACCTGCTCGCAGCCTTTGCGTCCGAGTTCTGGGCGATGGAAGAGACCAAGCTGCTCGCCATCGTCGATTTCCTCGCCATGCAGGCGGAAGGCCACAAGTTCACGGCACAGGAGATCGAGGCGCGGATTTCACCAGCGACCGCCTCTGCCGTGGCCCGCAAAGACGGCGCCGTCGCTGTCGTGCCGCTTCGTGGCATCATCTCGCCGCGCGCCAGCGTGGTCGAGAACAGCTCGACGGGCGGCGGGGCGACCGCGGAAGGCTTCGCCTCGACGATCGACCGCATGGCCGATGATGACGCCGTGAAGGCCATCATTGTCGATGCTGATACGCCTGGCGGTAACGTGCTGGGCGTCGACGAAGCCTCCGCTGCAGTCGCTGCGGCGAAAGAGCGCAAGCCCGTGATCGTTCAGGTGACCGGAAACCTTGCCAGCGCCGGCTATTGGATTGGCTGCTCGGCCAGTGAGATCGTTATGTCGCCCAGCTCGGCCGCGGGAGCGATCGGTGTTCGCACCGCATATGACGACGTGACTGAGGCGCTCGCCAAGTCGGGTGTGTCGCGCGAGATCATCGCGGCCGGCAAGTTCAAGGGCGAGGGACTGCTCGGCCCCCTCTCCGACGACACCCGTACCTACATGCAGGGACGAATTGACGAATATTACGGCATGTTCGTCGACCGCGTCGCTGCCGGCCGCGATGTAGCGACCTCCGCAGTGCGGGATGGCTTCGGCCAGGGCCGCATGCTCGGCGCCAAGGCGGCCGTGCGTGAGAAGATGGCGGATCGCATCGCCACCATGAAGGAAACGCTTGCGCGCTTTGGCGCTGGTGGCCCCGCCCCGCGGCGCTTCGCGCCGGAACGGGAAAAGCGGGCGCTCGCGCTCATCTGAAATCCTGCCCTTCGGAAAGGGATCGCCCCCGTTCGCTGTCGGAGCGAGCGGTTCCGGGCGCGTGTCCGACAACCTCAACAACATGGCCTGCGGGCCGGGAGATCCTCAATGCGGAAGACCATGCTTCTCGCGGCCGCGTCCATGGTCGCGGCCATCGGCCCCATGTCGGCGAACGAGCGTCGTCACGGGCGCTATATGCGCGACGGTGACGGGCACAGCGCCCCCTTGACCGGCCTTGCTGCCCTGCGGGCGCAGCGCAACACCCTTGTCGCCACCATGCGCGGCATGATCAACGCGGCCGAGACGGAGAACCGCGACTTCACGGCCGAGGAAACGGCCGCCTATGACGAGCACCAGGCGGTGCTCGCATCTCTGACGACGCGCATCGACCGCCTTGTCGGCATCGAGACGGCAGAGGCGGCTGGTGCCGCGGTCACTCAGGCCGTTTCGCGTCGGCAGGGCATCACTCCCCCGCCCGGCCCGCATGGTCGCCGCGAGTTCGAGAGCCTTGGCGAGTTCATGGCAGCTGTCCGGTTCAACCCGAACGACCAGCGCCTCAACTTCGTCGAAGGCGTCGGCTCGCAGGGCGAGGATGGCACCGAGATCGGCGCCGAGCTGCGCATGGATGATCACCAGACGGGCGGCGGGTTCCTGGTGCCCACGCAATTCCGTCAGGAGATCATGCGGGTGCAGGAGCAGGATGCGCTGGTGCGTCCGCGCGCCAATGTCATCCCGGCCGGCTCGCCGCCCGATGCGGCGCTCACGATCCCCGCACTCGATCAATCCGGTGCCGGTCCGAACAACATCTTCGGCGGTGTGCAGGTCCAGTGGATCGAGGAAGGCGGCGACAAGCCGGAAACGGACGTAAACCTGCGCTCGATCACGCTGGAGCCGAAGGAAGTCGCCGGCACGATCGTCGTCACTGACAAGATGCTGCGCAATTGGCAGGCCGCCAGTTCCTTCCTCGAAAACCTTCTGCGGGGTGCAGTGACGCAGGCTGAGGATTATGCGTTCCTCCGCGGCGATGGTGTAGGCAAGCCGCTCGGCGCCATCAACTCGCCGGCGATGTTCCTGGTCAATCGCCGCACTGCCGGTCAGGTCACCTATCTGGATCTACTCGACATGGTGTCGCACCTGCTGATGCGTGGTGGCACGGCACCGGTGTGGTCCATGCCGCAGGGTGCTCTGGTTCAGATCGCCACGCTTCAGGATCCGGAAGGCCGCTACATCTGGAAGCCGGACGCGCGCGATGGCTTCGCCGGCACGCTGCTGGGCTATCCGGTTCGCTGGAACAACCGCGCGCCGGTACTCGGCACCAAGGGCGACATCACCCTTGTCGACTGGTCGCAGTATCTGATCAAGGATGGCTCCGGCCCGTTCGTGGCGGCGTCGGAACACGTGCTGTTCCGGCAGAACAAGACGGTGATCAAGATCTTCTGGAACGTCGACGGCAAGCCCTGGCTGACCGCGCCGATCCGGGAGGAGAACGGCTGGCAGGTGTCGCCGTTCGTCGGCCTGACCGTTCCCGCCTGACCAACGCGCCCCGGCAGCAGCCGGGGCGCCCCTCAAATCGATAGGTGATCGATGCGATATCTCGTGATCTCGCCGTGCGTCGACGCGCGCACTGGCAAAGAGTTTGCAGCCGGCGACGAGTTCCTGCCCGAACCCGATACGGCACAGGCCGAACGCCTCATCAAGGCCGGTTGCCTCGACTTCATTCCGGATGGCGCGCCGCTTCTTCCCGGCACCGATCACGCGGACGCGGTGGTTGTGGATCTTCGCGACCAGCTTGCCCGCGCCAACGACACGATCATCGGCTTGAATGAGCGTGTCGGTCAGCTGACCGCCGCGAACGATGATCTCGCGGAGGCGGGCAAGAACATCGCGGCCAAGCTGGAAGCTGCGCGCAACGAACTGATCGCCGCGACCGGTGATCTAAACACTCTTCGGGCCGAGCGCGATCAGCTGGAGCAGCAGGTCAAGGATCTGACCGACAGCCTCAAGGGCGAAGATGGTCCGGCCGAGCCTGCAGCGGCTAAGCCGGCTAAGCAGCGCTCCTAATCATGTTCAGCGTCGTCGTGGCGACTGCGCCCGCTCCGGTGGTTAGCCTGGCGGAAGCAAAGCAACACCTGAAGGTCAGCCATTCCGCGGAAGACGCGCTGATCGAAGGGATGGTGGCTGCGGCGACGCAAACAATCGACGGCCCCGAAGGATGGCTGGGCCGCGCGGTGGGCGTGCAGACGCTGGAGGCGCGGTTCAGCCTCCTGTTCGACCGCCCGTCGCTGCGGCTTCCCTATCCGCCCGTGGTGGAGCTGCTGACCGTTCGGTACCTCGACCGCAGCGATGCTGAGCGCTCGGCTGATCCGGCCGACTTCGACCTTTATGGCGACGCGGTGTCGCCGGCCGGTTCCACCTGGCCATGGGAGGGCGCATCGCTCCGGCCCGATGCAGGGCGCATCACGTACCGCGCGGGCTACGAGACCCTGCCGGCGCCGATCCGAGTGGCAATCCTCCTGATGGTTGGCGATCTCTATCGGAACCGTGAAACGACCGCAGCAGTCGCGATGAGCAAGGTGCCGATGTCGACGAACGTCGAGGCGCTGCTCAATCCCTTCCGAGTTTACACCTTGTGAGCGGGCTGGCGCGCGGCGAACTGGATCGCCTGATCAGGATTGAGCGGCCGATCGCGGACGAGAGCTTCGACGGCGCCGGTTCCGGCACGTGGGTACTGGTTGAGGATAACGTCTGGGCGGGCATCAAGGATGTACTGCCAAGCCGCGCCGAGCGGCTTGCTGATGGTATCACGATCGCCACACGCCCCGCTCGCGTCCGCATGGATTATCGTCCGCACCTCACCAGTGACATGCGCTTCGTCGATATCACCGACGGCGTCGACGGTCGGGTGATGCAGATCGTCGCTGGTCCAGCGGACATCGGCAGGCGCGATGGCAGCGAGCTTATGGTCGAGGATTACTCGACCGCTGGCAACCACGCCTGATGGCTCGCGCGCGTGGAGGCGCCGCGACGCGCCGTTACATGCAGCAGCTGCCAGAGCTGTTTCGCGAGCGCGTATTGCGCGGCGCGGCGCGGCGTGGAGCAACTGTCATCGCCGACGGTGCGAAGGAGCGGCTAGGCGGGCGTAGCGCGGATGGGCCTGGCGGTGGAAAGGTGCTGATCGCCGATTCCGTGAAGGTGCGTGTCAGGCTGAAGGGCGAGGTTGTGCGTGGCCGCGTGTTGCTGAGTGGGCCGGGCGCTTATGTCGGCCGCTGGCTTGAGTACGGCACGGATCCGCACTTCATCAGCGTCGACCCGCAATACCGCAACGGCATGACCGCCCGGCGGATCAACAAGTCGATCGCTGATGGCAACGAAAGCCTGAAGACCAGCCTGGTCATCAACGGCAAGCCGGTCGGCGCGACGGTTTACCACCCCGGTGCTCGCAAGGTGCCGTTCCTGCGGCCGGCCGTGGATACGCTGGAGCGCGAGGCGCTTGCCGCGGCGCAGACTTACATCAACGCCCGCGCCACTCGCGCCGGCCTTCTGGCAGGCCCCGCAGCTGAAGAGGATGACGCATGAGCGGCGCCGATGTTGTTACCGGCAGCGATATCATCGGTGCGCTGCTGCGTGGGTATGAACCGCTGACCCGCTTCGTGCCTTCCGACCGGATCAAGGCTGGTCGTTTGGGCACAACCCCCCTGCCCGCGCTGGTTATTACCATGATCAGCAGCGTCGATCGGCAAACCCTCAAGCGTGGCCGCATGGTGCGACGTACCGATCGCATCTCGGTGACGGTCCGCGCCGAGAGCCACCGCGACCGTAAGTTTGCGATCCGGCTCATCCGCCTCGCCTGCGCTGACCGCACCGGCAGGATTGCCGGCGCCGAGCGCGTCTCGGTGCTTACGGCGGGCAAGGGCCCGGAGGTCGATGGACCCGCCGACAGCTTCGAACAGGCGCAGGACTTCAAGGTCAGTTTCGACGAACCCGCTTTCTGAGGAGAAAAGCCATGTCAGCTACCAAAACCATCAGCGCAAAGGTGCTGCGCGACTTCAACGACGCCGGCTCCGAAAGCCGCTTCACCAAGGGCAAGACCGTCCCGCTCGAGGTCGGTGTGTTCGACAACTACCGTGCGGCAGGCCTGGTCGAGGCAGCGTCGGAGGACGCAGCGCCGGCTGGCGGTGCAGCTCGCGCACCGCGCCCCCGCGACTAACCCGCTCGTCCGCCATCCGGCGGGCGAATCCGCCGGCGCTGCCGGCCCATCTACAGGAGAACACCCGATGAGTGGTTCCACCGCCGCAGGTTCGTCGATCGCCATCGGCGCGACCGCACCGGCCACCTATGACGCAGCAGGCTTCACGGCGCTGGCGCTGACCGAAGTCGGCGGCGTCGACAAGATCGGCTCGCTCGGCGCCAGCTTCGCCAAGGTCGAGTTTCAGCCCCTCAAGGGACCGAAGCAGAAGTATAAGGGATCGGTCGACTACGGCGCCCTGCAGCCGACCTACGCGATCGACGCCGAGGACGCCGGCCAGGCTCTGATGGAAACGGCGGCCGACGACGAGACGCAGAAGCTCTACCCGATCGTCGTCACCTATCCGACCGGCCAGAAGCGCTGCTTTATGGGCCGCGTGTTCGGCTCGCCCGAGACGATCGATGGCGCCGACACCATGCTGATGGCCGCCCCTGCGATCGAGATCTGCTCGAAGCCGATCAAGATCAACCCGGCCGGCTGATCCCACCATTTCCCGGCGCCCGCGACGCCGGCTTTCTTGCATCGGCTCGCCCCGCACGTCGCGGGTTTGCGGGGCGGGTCGGTGCGCCATCCTCCCGCGAAGGATTATCCATGACAAAGCTGTTCAACATCGCCGCCCTCGCTGTCGCCTCCACCGCGATGATCCACGTCAAGGATGCGAGTGGCCAGCCCGCCTATGCGGACGCCGAGCGCAAGCTGCCGATCCGCATCCACCTGCACGGCCCGGGCAGCGACATCGCCGGCATCGTCGAGAGCCGCCAGTCGGCCCGCGCGCTGAAGCGCTATCAGGAGAACGACGGCAAGATGACCGCCGCGTCGCCGGAAGAGCGTCTCGCCGAGACGGCCGCGGATCTCGCCACCCTCACGGCTCGGTTCGAAAACTTCACCTATGGCGAGGGCGAGCTGACCGGCGAGGATCTCTTCCGCGCCGTCTATGCCGATCCGAAGCTCGGCTTCGTGACCAAGCAGGTCGCAAAGTTCTTCGGTGACTGGGGAAACTTCAGCGACGCCTCGAAGGCGGCCTGACCCTCTGGGTCCGGCAGCTGGCGTGGTATCATACCGCGCCAAAGCCGGATCCCCGGAGCAAACGGGGAAAGGGTGACGCGCCGGTCGCGTTGCCCACCCGCATCGAGCAGCTGAAGCGGCGCAAGATCGATCCGCAGATGCCGCCCAACGCCGCGCCGCACATCACCGACCGCCTGATCGAGATCGGTCTGACCGAGGCGGCCGGGATGGGCGCGGTGCCGCTCAGCTGGCGCGAGATCAAGGCGTGGCGCGAGAGCGTCGGCCTGACGATCGAGCCATGGGAGATGCGGCTGCTGCGCCGCCTTTCCGCCGCCTACCTCGCCGAGACCCGCCGGGCCGAAAGCGAGCTTTGTCCGCCGCCCTGGCGGACGCAACCCACCGCCCGCGAACGCGAGATCGAACTGGCCGAGCTGCAAAGGCTGCTCGACTGATCGATCCCGCGTTCGCTCACCGATGACCGGGAGGAACGCCGATGCTCGACGACGATGCTCCCGGTCTCCACGCCGATTTTCTGATCGACACCGGCAATTCGGCTGACGAGCTGATCCGCCTGGCCTCGGTCATGGAATCGACCGAGGTGAAGGTGCTGGCGGAGGCGCAGCGCATCGAGCGCGCCACCAGCAACATGGTCGACACGACGGCCGCGACCGCGGGGATCAAGGCGTTCGCCGATACCGCCACGCGCGAGGTTCAATCAGTCGTCGCCGCTGCCAGCCAGTCGCGCGCCGGCCTCGAGCGGATCTTCGGCCGCCCGCTGAACTTCAGCACCGGTGGCCCGGCCGCGACGCGCGAGCTGCAGGCGACCGCGCGCGAGGTGAACAAGACCGAGAGCGAGATCGAGAAGCTGATCGCGGCGCTCGATCGCGAGGCCGCCTCTCTGGGCAAGACGCGCGACGAGCAGCGTGCCCTTCGTGCGGAGCAGCTCGCTCTGACCGCCTCCACGCAGGGCAACACCGACGCGGCCGACCGGCTGCTGGCCAGCATGCGCCAGCTTGATGCCGCGCGCGAATCGCTGGCGGAAACGAAGCTCGCCATCCAGCTGGCGGCCGAGGCCGGCGCCGCGCGCGAGCGTGCCGCAGCCGAGGCCCAGCTGGTCGCCGAGCTGCGCGAGCGCGAGCGGATCCAGGCGGCACTTGCCCGCATCGATGGATCCGATCGCCCGCGCGCAACCGACGCCGGCGCGACCTTCAGCGCGCTTGCCGCCAAGGCGGCCGAGGACGAGGCACGCGCGACCGCGATAGCCGCGGCATCGGCCAAGCAGCTGGCGGACGAGCATGCCCGCCTTGCGGACCAGGTGCGTGGATCCCAGCTCGCAATGGAAGCTGACGCGGCCGCGGCCGAGCGGCTGCGCATGAGCACCGATCCGCTGTACGCGGCGACCGTCCGGATCAACGCCGAGATCGCCGAGAGCACCCGGCTTTATTACGCTGGTGCCACGGCGCCGGCGGAATATGCGCGCCAGCAGATGGTGCTGACGCAGCGCCTCCACGAAGCCAGCCAGGCGCATGACATCATGCAGGTGGCGGCACGGCGCGGCAGCGGCTCGCTGACGCAGCTGTCGTTCCAGCTGAACGACGTTGCCACGATGGCGATGGCAGGATCCCCGCCGTTCCAGATCTTCGCCACGCAGATCGGCCAGATCATTCAGGTGGCGCAGCAGGCCGAGGGCGGCGTGAAGGGCCTTGCCGGCGAGATCGGCGGCTTCCTTCTGCGCTTCTCGCCGCTGATCGGCGTGATGGCGGCCGGTACCGCCGGCTTCCTGCTGTTCGACCGCGCCGTGTCGAAGGGCGTCGACACCAAGGCGATGATCGATGGCCTGGGTCTTACCAAGGACGAGATCGAGAAGCTGAAGAACACGTCGGTCAGCAGCGGCGATGTCATCAAGGCGACGTTCCAGGTCATGGCCTCACGCGTCGGCTTCCACCTCGGCGATATGACCAAGTTCTTCGGCGACGCGCTCGACTGGATCACCAAGGCCGGCCGCGTGTCGCTGGCGGCGCTCTACTCGATGTTCGTGGGCACCTTCCGCGGCATCGCCGCGATCGTGAAGGGTGTGTACGACGGCAAGGGCGTGGGCGAGATCCTGGCCGACGTCGGCGACGCCTATACCGGCGCGTTCGACGAGGCCAACGGCGCGATGGTCCGCTTCGGCGAGGACGTCACCAAGCAGATCGCCTCCAACAAGCTCGCCGACCTGAAGAAGCAGGCCGACGCGCTGAAGGAAGACCGGACCCCCAAGAAGGACCGCCACGGCGAGCAGCTCGAGCGCGAAGGCCGCGCGATCGAGGCCCAGATCCGCAACCTCTACGGGCTGGCCGATGCCTATGGCGTGTCGGGCGCCGAGGCGCTGATCGCGGAAGCCCGGGTGACGGCCGAGAGCGAGGCGATCAAGAAACGGGCCGACATCGAGGAGCGCGTTGCGCGCCAGGTGCGTCTCGCTATCGCGCAGCGCGTGTCCGACGCCGCCAAGTCGACGGCCGCCATGCGTGACGAGCTGGCAATCCAGCAGGCGATCAATGCGGAAGTCGCTGCGGGCACCGTGCCGGCGCAGCTCGCGGCCGATCTGGTCCGCGACCGGCTCGAGGATCTGCCCCTTCTCGCGGCGCTGGAAGCGGCTGAGAGGGTCAAGGATGCGCAGGGCATCAAGGCGGCGTCGGAAGCGCTTGATGCGCAGCGAGCGACGCGCGAGCGGCTCAACGAGGCGCAACGCGAACAGCAGCGGCTCAACGCGATGACGTCCGGCGCCGATCGCCTGGCAGAGCTGCAGGAAGAGCTGCGCCTAGTGGGGGCGACCGAAGAAGTGCGGGTGCGTGCGCTCGCCACGTTGCGCGCGACGCAGGAAGCGGCCGCGAATGGCTGGACCGGGCAGAAGGGCGCCGATTACGTCAAGCAGCAGGTCAAGATCGCCGAGACGCAGGTCCAGCTCGCGCAGGCGCAGGATTCCTTCAACGCCTCGCTGACCTCCACCGCTGACAAATGGGATCTGATCGCCCGTAACGTGCAGAACGCGGCAGGTGGTATGGCCGACGCCTTCGGCGAGGTCGGCCGCTCGATCGGTGACGTCGCCTCCATCTATGCGGGCTTCCAGGCGAACCGCGCCCGCCTCGATGCGCAGCACCAGGCGGAGGTCCGCAAGGCCGGCAGCGACAAGGTCGCGATCGAGCGCGCCAATGCCAAGTTCGCGCTTGCGTCGGCGACGACGCAGGTCGGCTTGTTCGGCGACCTGACGTCGGCCGCCAAGGGCTTCTTCAAGGAAGGAAGCGACGGCTACAAAGCCATGGCTGCTGCCGAGAAGGCGTTCCGCGCGATCGAGTTTGCCCTGTCGGTGCGCGCCATGGCGCAGGACGCGATCGAGACGGCCAGCTCCATCGCAAAGAGCGGCGTTCGCGCCGCGGCGCATGCGGCCGAGGCGGTCGCGAAGGCGATCTCGTCGCTGCCGTTCCCGCTCAACATCGCAGCCGGCGCCGCGACCGCGGCTGTGCTGGCGTCGATCGGCATCGCGATCGGCGGCGCCTTTGGTGGCGGCAGCAAGAAGGATCTCGAGCCGGCCAATACCGGCACCGGCACGGTGCTGGGCGACGGCAAGGCGCAGTCGGAGAGCCTGAAGCGGTCGATCGACCAGCTGCGCGAGGTCGATACGCTGACCAACACGTTCGCGCGCCAGATGGCCGGATCGCTCCGCTCGATCGACGGCCAGATAGGCGGCCTGGCGGCCGTCCTGGTCCGGTCGGGCAACGTCAATGCCGACAGCAAGGTCGCCGAAGGCTTCAAGCCTAACGCGATCGGCTCGGTGCTGGGCGCCATTCCGCTGGTGGGCGGCATCCTGTCGTCGCTGTTCGGCAGCAAGACGTCGGTCATCGCCAGCGGCCTGTTTGGCCGCGCGCAATCGCTTGAGCAGATCCTCGCCGGCGGCTTCGACGCTTCCACCTACAGCGACGTCGAAAAGAAGAAGAAGTTCCTCGGGATCACCACCGGCACGTCCTACTCGACGCAGTACGGCCAGGCCGACGCGGGTCTCGAGAACCAGTTCACGCTGGTGCTGCGCTCCTTTGCCGACGCGATCGCCGGCGCGGCCGAGCCGCTCGGCCAATCGACCGGCGCGATCGAGGCACGCCTGAAGGGCTTCGTCGTCAACATCGGCAAGATCGACCTGAAGGGACTGTCGGGCGCCGAGATCCAGGAGAAGCTCGAGGCTGTGTTCGGCGCGGCGGCCGACAACATGGCCAGTGCCGCTTTCCCGGGAATCGAACGTTTCCAGAAGGTCGGCGAAGGTGCTTTCGAGACGCTGGTGCGCGTGGCGTCGACGGCCGAGGTAGTCACCAACGCGCTCGGCCAGATGGGTGGCGCCGCGCGTGCCATGTCGATCGACGCCAAGCTCGCGCTGGCCGACCAGTTCGACAGCATCGGCGATCTGACCGGCGCGATCGGGAGCTATTTCGAGGCGTTCTACACCCCGGCCGAGCAGACCGCGGCAAAGACCGAGCAGCTGACCCGCGTTTTCCGCGATCTCGGCCTCACGATGCCGGCGACGCTCGCCGCCTATCGCGAGCTGGTGGACGCGCAGGATCTGAACACCAGCGCCGGTCAGGCCGCCTATGCGACGCTGATCCAGCTGGCGCCGGCATTTGCCGAGCTGCAGGAGAAGCTCGCCGGCGCCAAGTCTGCCGCCGACGTCGCCTCCGAGCGCGCGGATCTCGAGCGCCGGCTGCTCGAGCTGCGCGGCGATACCGCGGCGCTCCGCGCGCTCGAGCTGGCGAAGCTCGATGCCAGCAACCGCGCGCTGCAGCAGCAGATCTATGACCTGCAGGATGCGCAGGAAGCCGCCCGGGCAGCCGACGAACTGCGCAAGGCCTGGTCGTCAGTCGGCGACAGCATCATGGACGAGGTGCGGCGGATCCGCGGCCTGGCCGATGCCGGCGGCGGCAACAGCTTCGCCTCGCTGATGGGCCAGTTCAACGCCGCCAATGCCAAGGCACGCGCCGGCGACATGGATGCCGCCAAGAGCCTGCCGCAGCTCAGCCAGGCGCTGCTCAGCGCCGCAGCCGATGCTGCGACCAGCCGGCAGGAGCTGGCGCGTGTCCAGGCGCAGACCGCCGCGGCGCTCGAGGCGACCTATGGCGTGGTCGGTGCGCTGGCGACCAACAAGCCGGAGAGCAAGGCCGAGCAGATCGCCAGTGCGGTCGACGGCCGGGCGATGGCGCCGAGTTCGGCAGCGAACGACGATCGCGCGGCCGAGCAGAGCGCCTTGCGTGGCGAGATCGCGCAGCTGCGCGCCGACATGACCGCCGGCACCGCGGCGATCGCCGCCAACACCGGCCGCATCGCCAGGCACCTCGACAATGTGACCGCCAGCAGCGGCGGCGAGGCCATCGCGGTGGAGGCAGCATGAAGATCATCACCGACACCGGCACGATCGAGCTGGGCACCACCGAGACGACGCCGCGTATCGGCATCGTCGACTATTCGAAGCGCGTGACGGACGATTTCGGCGTCACCACGGTGGTCGAGCGCGGCTTCTCGCAACGGCTGTCGGTTCGCATGGCGCTGCCGTTCGGTGACGTCGACGCGCTGCAGCGCCGGCTCGCGGATCTGCGCGCGACGCCCGTCCGCTGGGTCGCTGACGATCGCTTCAGCTGGCTGAGTGCCGACGGCTATTACAAGGACTTCGAGCTGGATCTCGCGGTCCCCCCGATCAGCTATTGCACGCTGACGGTCGAAGGCTTGGCTGGGAACGAGATCGTGCCTGACGCGGGCGGCGATCCGGCGCCTGAGGGCGAGGCGTCGACCTTCCAGCTACTGCAACCGGTGCCGGTGACCGATGCCGTCCTGGTCGACAGCAGCGTGCCCGAGGATCCCGCGCCGGCGTGGTCGGCCGACATCACCTATCCCGCCGGCGCGATCGTCGCGCGCGCGCACCGCCGCTTCGAGAGCTTGGTCGCGAACAACAAGGGCAATGACCCCGCGACGAACGGCCCGGGCTGGCTCGACATCGGCCCGACCAACCGCTGGGCGATGTTCGACGATGCGCTCGGCACCGAGACGAGCGCAGCCGGCGCGATCGTGGTCCAGCTGAACGCCGGCGCGGCAACCGGCCTCGCGCTCCTCGATGTTCGGGCGGCGACGGTGCGGGTGCAGGCGCCCGGCTATGACCGCACGCAGCAGGTCGGCGCCGGTGCGATCACCTTCCTCGATCTGCCCGGCGTCGCCGGCACGATCGCAGTGACGATCGCAGGCGCGGGCAATGTCGGCGTCGGCACGCTCCTGGTCGGCCAGATTGTCGGCCTCGGCATCACCGAGGCTGCGCCTTCTGCCGGGATCACCGACTTCAGCCGCAAGGAGGTCGACGATTTCGGCGAGGTGACGGTCGTGCAGCGTGCCTGGGCGAAGCGCATGTCCGCCCGGGCGCTGATCCGCACCGAGGCGGTCGATCAGGTCGCGAACCGGATCGCGGCCGTGCGCGCGCGGCCATCGCTATGGATCGGGCAGACCGGGATCGACTGCCTGACGCTGGTGGGCTTCTTCAAGGATTTCTCGATCGAGGTCGGGCCGACGCTGAGCAAGCTGTCGCTGTCGATCGAGGGGCTGAGCAAGGCCGCCAAGCCGAAGCCGCTCGGCGCCGGCGTGAACTGGGAGGATATCGCCGATCCGACCGGCACCAAGCCGGCGAACAATGCCGACGTCACGGGCGAGAACACCGCGAAGGACACCGAAGCGGTCGGCGGCGTGCCGTCGACTGAGGTGATCGCGCAGCTAGACCGGATCGAGCCGATCGAGGCGCAGTTCAGCCCGATCACGTCGGACATCAGCGCGCTGCAGCAGGTCCAGCTCGGACATGACGACGCGCTGGCGCAGCTTGCCGACGTCACCGCCGACCAGGGCGCGGCACAGCGGCAGATCACCCGCGACGTCGGCCGCATGGACGAGGCGTTGCTTCGCGCGCTGATGGAGAGCGCCCGCACGCGCGAGGTGCTGCGCGATGCCGGCATCGTCGTGGATCCCGCGACCGGCCAGGTGCGGATCTATGCCATCGATCAGTTGCGCGACCGCACGTCGACGGCCGAGATCGCGATCGACGCGGTCAAGGGCGTCGTGGCGACCAAGGCCTCGGTGAACCAGGTCCAGGAGCTGATCGCGCGGGCGGTGCTGGATCCGTCGCAGGTTGCCGAGCTGGAGCCGATCATTGCCCGGCTCACGTCGGCCGAGAGCGAGATCGACGGCCTGAACGCGGCGGTCGCGCTGAAGGCGTCGTTGGTCGAGGTGACCGCGATCGGCGGTCGCGTCAGCACCACCGAGCAGACGCTGGACGCGCTCGCCGGGGAGGTATCGAACAAGGCAAGCACCACGATCGTTGACCAGCTCGGCATCCGCATCGGCTCGGCCGAGCAGATGCTGTCCGCGCTGCCGGATGTGTCGGGCTATTCAGTCACCGTGCGCCAGGCGCGCGTCGCGGCCGACGATGCGGCAGAGGCTGCGCTGCGCGGCATGCTCGCCGGCGACATGGCGAGCCGGTACCAGCTGTCGCAGATCGCCGAGGCGCGGCAGGAGCTGACCACCAAGCTGGTTGATGGCTTCACCGCCGAGGCGATCGCGCGCACGGCGCTGACCGTCCAGATCGGGCAGATCCGCGCATCGGTGCTGTCGGAGGCGCAGGCCAGCGTCACGCGCGACAACTTGCTGACGCAGCAGCTACAGGCGCAAGGCGGCGCGCTGGACAACCAGGCGGCGGCGATCGGGCGGCTCGATCGCGTATCGCTAGACAACGCCGGCGGCATTGCCTCCGCGCAGATGACAATCCGGCAGCAGATCGGGGCGTCAGACAGCAGCGATGAGGCGCTGCTGCGCGCGCTGATCGCCGGCGACGAAGCTGGCCGGGCGCGCATCGCGCAGGCGGTGCAGATCCAGACCGAGTTCACGACGACGCTCGTCGAGAATGAGCGGGCGTCCGCGGTCGCGCGCCAGTCACTGCTCGCTCGGATGAACGCGGCAGAAGCCGCGATCGTCACCACGGCGAAGGTGGCGGCCGAAGCGAACCAGGCGACCGCTCAGCGGGTCAGCGCATTGGAGGTGGCGTTCAATGATGCGTCCACCGGGCTGCTCGCCACGCGCGCGCGCATTGTTGCGCTGGAAGAAACGACGGCCGCGCAGAACGCCGCCTTCGCTCAGCAGTTGGAGCTGATCGAGGCCACTGTCGGCGGGCAAGGCGACGGGCTGGCAGCGATCAGCGCCACCGTGGCGCAGGATCGTCAGGCGCGCGTCGATGGTGATGCCGCCAATGCGTTGGCAGTCGAGCAGGTCCGCACGCAGGTGAACGATCCGCAGACGGGGCTGCCGGCCACCGCTGCCGGACTTGAGCAAGAGCGAACGGCGCGAACTCAGGGCGACGCCGCCAACGCGCAGGAGATCCAGACGATCTCGGCCGCGCTCTACGACCCGCAAACGGGACTGCCGGCAACCCGCGCGATCGTCGCCAGCGATCGTCAGGCGCGGATCGACGGTGACAGCGCGAATGCCTCAGCCATCCAGCAGGCGCGAGCGATCATCGACGGCGTGGGCGGTGTCGGGGTCGAGCAGGCGTTCAGCGCGGTCGCGACCCGGCTCGGCAAGGTGGAGGGTCGCTACACCGTCACCATCGACGCGAACGGCAATCTAAGCGGCTTCCAGCTGATCGGCTCCGACGCGGGACCGGCATCCTTCAACCTGATCAACACCGATCTGCGCATGGGCACCGGCCGGGTCATCTTCAACAACGGCACCTACATGCAGGTGCAGGGCGTGGCGTTTGGCGCCAACGGCGATCTGCTCGAATGGTTCGGGCCGACGATGGCGATCACCAGCTGCACGCGGGCGAACGCGATCAGCTACAAGACGATCACCGGCGATGCCTACTTCGGCGGTTCGCTGTCAGCCGGCGTGCTGAAAAACGCCGTCACCTCGTCGCTGACCACCGCCAACGCCTCGCTTGAGCTTGGCCCATTCGGCACCACCGGCAAGCCGAAGAGCGTCGTTGCGAGCTACAGCTACAGCCTGCGCCGGCGGGTCAATCCACCGGGCGGGTCGATTACCGGGACGCCCAGCGCCACGCTGGTGCTGGAACGGCGCCGCGGCGCCGATGGGCCATGGGTGCAGCTGCAGACCGGCACCATCACCGGCGAAACCAGCTACGATGCGCCGGAAGGCAACACACCTGGCCTCGGCACGCAGACGATGGCGGGTGCGATCACCATCACCGACAATTCTGAAGGTGCGCAGGACTTCTCCTATCGCCTGACGCTGGTGTCGCGAACGCTCGCCACCTTCAACTTCTCCTCCCCCAACGACGGCCCGGCCGGGGAGCCGATCCAGAGCCTCTCGCTCGTCTCCGTCGAACAATAAGGAAACCGAACATGCCCTGGTATCGTGCCGGCAGCGTTGCCGTGACCAATGGATCCGCGATCGTCACCGGCGCGGGCACCGACTTTGTCGGCAACGTCAGCATCGGTGATGGTTTTATCGCGCCCGATCGCGGCGTGTACGAGATTGCACAGGTCGTCTCGGCCACGCAGTTCCTGCTCGCCACCCCCTATCAGGGCGCCACCGCCGGCGGGCAGGGTTACAGCATCAAACCTACCCAGAGCTTCGCGCGAGATCTGGCGCTCGGCGCTTCGCAGCTGCTCAACACCTTTGGCGCGGTGCGGGACGGCATCGGGCAAGGGCTGGTCCCCGATGGGAGCCTGGCTTCGCCTGCAATCCGCTTCTCTGCCGATCAGGATACGGGAGTTGCACGGGTCGGCAACAACACCCTTGGTCTTGTTGCTGGCGGTGCAACCCGGATGAGTGTGGGGCCGACAGGAGTGGACCTAGCCGACGCACTCAGCATTGGCGGCATCAACCCTCGCGTGATGCTCGGTTCCAACGTTGCGGCGTGGCAGATCGACTGCCCCACAGGCACCAACGCGCTGACTTTTGTCGAGCGGCAGTTCTCCTCCGAGAAGATGCGGATCGACGCGGGTGGCAACGTGGGCATTGGCACTTCTCAGCCGACTTCCCGTCTCGACATCATGCTCCCCGGAGCGGGGCCCCGGGTCCGCTTCACCTCCGCAACGGATAATCCCGCTCTTGAGATGTTCCGGTACACTGGCTCAGCGGGTCTGCACTACGGCACTCGCGTTGGCATGAAGCTGGGGGCGTTCACGATCGATCAGGCTGGGGGCGCATCGATCAACGGCCATAGTTGGGTCGAACGGCTCCGTTTGGACGATTACGGCAACCTGCTGGTCGGAGTTTCGACCGGCAGCCATCGGCTGACCGTACGCGGAGCCGACGGGCTTGCCGTGCAGGACCTGGACGGCAATCTTGCGCTCCAGGTCAGCTACGGCTTTTCGGGCGCGACCGCTGGTGGCGAGAGCTCCGCCCCCTCGCTGCTGTTCGCACGCAAGCACTCGGCCACCGGTAGGACGGCGAGCTTCGCGGGCACCGTCAACACGTCGGGCGCGGACTATGCCGAGTACATGGTCAAGGCGGACGGCTGCGGCGTCATTGCCAAGGGCGACGTCTGCGGCGTCGATCGCGGCGGCAAGCTGACCAAGACCTGGGCGGACGCGATCAGCTTCGTGGTGAAGTCCACCGATCCGTCGCTGGTCGGTGGTGACACCTGGGGCGCTCACCTGCCGCCCAAGCCCGAGCAGCCCGGCGCAGAGCCGCGCGGTCCAGCGCTCCCGGCCGAGCCAGCGGTCGACGCTGACGAGGGCGCGATCGAGGCATGGCGAGCCGCACAGACCGCCTATCCGGCGCTGCTTGCCGCCTACCAGTCCGAATACGCCGCCTGGCAGCATGCGACGGACACCTATGCCGCCGACCTGACAGCGTGGGAGCAGGAGCTTGAAGCCGCCCGCCAGCGCGTCGACCGCATCGCGTTCTGCGGCCAGGTGCCCTGCAACGTTGCCGGTGATTTCGAGGTCGGCGACTACATCATCGCCGCGGCCGCCGGCGCCGGAATCAAGGCGATCGCGGTGAGGCCGGACGAGATCACGCTGCAGCAATACATGCGCCGGATCGGCAAGGTCTGGGCGATCCGCGACGGCCGTGCCTGGATCGACGTGCAGCACGGCTGATCGACACCCCTTCTGCGGAGATGCCGATGAGCGATCCAACAATCGCCGAACGGGCGTTCGCCAACATGGTGACCGCTACGAGGGCTCCGCCCAGCTTTGACGGGCAAGGCTGGCTCGTCGCGCTGAACCTATTTGCGAGGACGGCTGGCTTCTGCCTTACCGTCATGCTCGCGGGCAAGATCGTCCGGGACATGAGGCGCAACCGGTATCGGGATAAGCTTCGCGAGCCGGTGACCATATTGCGCCTGACCGTGCTGGCCTTCGCGTTTGCTGGCGTTCTGCGCTTCGGCGGTGAGGCTGCCGCACTGTGGGGCTGGAACCCTGCTGATCCTTCTGCGACGGCAGCGGCCACCCTCGCGAAGCGCCTGCTCGATCCGTTCGCTGCGGGGCTCGCTTGGCTTGGGTTCGGCCTGTTCGTGCTCGCCGAGCGCGGCATCATCGACCAGCTGCGCAAGCAGCCCTTTCCGATCAACATGTGGGCCAGCCTGGAGCAGCTCAAGCGCCCCGCGATCGTCGTGGCGCTTTGCTTCGTCGCTGCCGTTGGAGTGGTGAGCACGCGATGATCATCGAGCGCGGGGCCGGCGCGGCCGCAACTGGTTTGCTCGCCGTGGGCGCAGCAACCGCAGCTCAGCCGGCAACGGCGAGCTTCTTCGGAATGCCCTTTGAGATCGCCACCGCCATCGCCGCAATGTTCGGCTGCATCGTGACGCGGGTTATTGTCGGCCAATCCGACAAGGTGTCCCGCTGGCGGGTTCGCGTGCCGATCGACGTTCTATCGGGCGGCGTGACGTTCTTCCTCGTCGTCGCGACACGACCGTCGCTGCTGACGGCGCTGGTGCTGGGCATCACCGTCGCGGCTCTGGGCGCCTCGATCATAAAGATCGCCGAGGTGCGCGGCCGGAAGCTGATCGACGCGCTGTTGCCTGGCGGCGTGGGTGACGACGATGACGAAGCCGGCATCGCCCTGGCGATGGATCAGCTCCACCGCATCCCCGATCCCGAGAAAAACTCGGGCTGAGTACGGCGCCTTACCCCGCCGTAGTGACACAGGTGGGCAAGGCGCCGCGGCGGCCGACAGGACGAAGCCCGCGGCCGCGCGTGACCAACCTCGGCCATTCCGATCCTCAACACAAGGAACAACGATCATGGCAACCAACCTACGGGTGGGGCCGATGGCGCTCGCCCTGATGCATCACTTTGAAGAGCTGCGGCTGCTTGCGTATCGCTGCCCGGCTGACGTGCCCACAATCGGATGGGGCAATACCTATTATCTCGATGGCTCTCGCGTCCGCATGGGTGATCGGATTACGGCCGAGCATGCAGACGCGCTGTACGCGGCCGTCCTGGAGCGCGATTTCGCGGACCCCGTGCGCGCCGCGATCGGTAACGCGGCGACCACGCCCGCGCAGTTCGGCGCGATGGTGTCCCTCGCCTACAACATCGGCATGGGGCCGCGCCTGTCGGTGCCGGGGCTGAAGAAGGGATTTCGCCAATCGGAAGTCCTGCGGCTGCATCGCGCTGGCAACTACGCGGGCGCGGCCGAGGCATTTGCCGGATGGACCCGGGCGGGCGGGCAAGTGTCCGACGGGCTGGTGCGCCGGCGCAAGGCTGAAGCGGCGCTCTATCGCTCTGACTTTGCGGATCTGGCGAAGCACACCTACGGCAAGGTGAAGCCGTGATCAGGGGCGCGCTCGTGGGCGCCGTCGTCGTCCTGCTGCTGATCGGGGGGCTGGGCTTCCTCTGGCAGCGAGCCGATGCCCGCGCCGATCGGCTTGCGCTTGAGGTGCGGGAAGCGGGCGCCGAAGCCGACCGCCTCAAGAAGCGCAACGATCAGCTGGAGCGCGCTGCGCTGGAGCGCCTCGCTGACGATCGCGCCGTCGACCAGCTTGGAAAGGACATGCACGATGCGATCAAGGATATTCCCGGGGGCACTGCGCCCAGCCCTGCTGCTGTCGCTCTCGGCTGTCAGCGCCTGCGCGCGGCCGGCGCCACGGCCAGCGGCACCTTCCAGCGTGTCTGCGGCGGACGTTAGGGCACTGATCGAGCCTAAGCCGGTGCCCGGCCCGGAGATCGTGACCGACGACGCGGCAAGCGCAGCCTACAGCATCGATGTCGAACTGTGGGGCGAGCGCCTGTCGCGGGCGGGACGCCGGGTCTGCCGCGCGATAGCGGCGGATGGGGCGGCGCTCGGTTTCGTTTGCCCGTCGCCTCCGGCGCGATAGGAGCGCCTAGCGCATCGGTCCGTTCGGCTTGATATCGTCCTGCTGGGGCACGCCGCTCACGCCTTCCAGATCTGCATAGCGGATCGGCGGCGGTGGCGGGCTGCCGGATAGGATCTCCAGCTTGTTCAGCTTGTCGCTGATCATCGCGGCGCCGAGCAGCCGCGCGCGCAGCTGTTCGGCCGGCCGGTGATCCGCCAGCCCCTTCAGGACCGACTTCGGCCAGGATCTTATTGCGGACTGGATCCGGTTGATCAGTTCGTCACGGTCGACCTGTCTCATGCCAAGGGGCTCCATGGATCGCGGGCGCCGAGCAGCCGTTCGTCGATGTTGAGAGCCATCGCCAGATGCAGGCGCTCCTTTTCCGGCAAGCGCTTGGGCGTGCCGCGCTGGATCCATTGCTGAAGGTAAGCAGGGTTGCGCCCGATCTTGCACGAGAGCGCATGCAGGCTCGTGCCCTGGGCGTCCACTTCCCGCTGCACAACCGCGCGCGGGTCACTCGACATCAATAGCACAGGTAATCGTTCTCCGCGTCCTCAAGGGCTGCCCAATCGTCGCCACTCGCGCGCTTGCCGCTGAGCCATTGCCGCACCGCTTCCGGATCGCCGGTGCGTGGGAACGTGCGGTCGGCCGAGGCGGCAAGCGCAAAGTCGCCGATCCATCCCGCGCCTTCTGGCGCAGCAGCCACGCGCCGAAGGCGAGCTTGGGTTCGAACAGGGGTAAGGCTGGCTCTGGCATGGCGGCATCCTCCGAATCGAGCAATGCCGTTCATACGCTTTGTTCCGCGTATGTTCCATCGCTCGACAGCCATCAGACTGAGCGCCTTGTCCCCCCGTCCTCGTAAGCTATTGATCTACAACGCACGCGATTGACCATCGAAAGCGGCAACCTACGTTGAGATTAAAGGACTTTTCGGGTCCACGGCGAAAGAGTGTGCTCAGGCAATCGGGAGGCGCAAACTAACGCGCCAATTTAGATCGGTCGTTAACATGGGGGCAGCTCAATGTCGGGTGACGCTATCGTCTCGCACATCATCGACATACGTAAGGCTCCGATGGACTTCCCGACCCATCGGCACGCCGGCTCTTTTTGGGAGCAGCTGGGCCGTTGTGTGGCCACGTTTGGCTTTCTGGAGGAGGTTCTAGGCAAAGCCATTTTCGCCTTTAGCGCCACTACGGAAGTAATGGTTGATGAGTGGGAGGCAGCGTATGCGGCGTGGCTTCCGCAGCTGAAGAAGGCTTTGTCTGATCAGCTGGGCCGATTGATTGACAGCTATGCGTCGGCTGTGCGTAAGCATCAAGCTCCTAATCCGGCTGGCTTTGATGAGGTGATCGCGGAATTACGCGCAGTAGCGATTATGCGGAACGTGATCTGCCATGGTTCGTGGAGATCACCTGACGTCGAAGGTCGCTCGCTGCCATTCTTCACGAACACGAAGGGCGACATCTGGGAAGAGCCAATGGACGTGACATATTTGGCTTCTCTTCAAAGGCAGACCGCTGAGCTCGCCGCATATGTGATGAGCACCGTAACGACACATGGTTGGCAGTTCCCAGGCACGGCAGGACCTGGCCGACCCATCTGGACGCGTTCGTAGCTACGAATTCTCCGCTTTGCTTTACGCTTTCACGAACACATGGTCTCTCCATGACACCTGGCGAATTGTTTACGATCGGCATTAGCTCGGGGACAGTGTCCGCTCTCCTCAATCTGGCCGTAACCGAATTGCGTGAGCGCACACGAAGCAAGCGCGACATGGAGCATCAAGCTTTACAGGTAGCAGAGCACTTGGAAGCTTATGCCTTCGCATGTGCGACATATGCTTTCGGCAATTGGAGGCTGCTTGTGGAAGGTCGGCCTGGGGCCCTCGTCTCCCGAGTTCCAGATTTTGGAAAATTTCCTGACACGATCACGTGGCAATCGCTTGATGCCAGCCACGCTACAGAAATGAGGGCGTTGCCCGGACGAGTGCTCAGCGCGGTGATTGCGGTTGATGCCGGGTTCGGCCGAAGCGCTTATGACGGCTTCCGAACCGCACAGTATTGGACCCTGGCTCTTGGTTCGGAGGCCTTCAAGAACGCTGCTTACCTTCGTGAAATCTCGCGGATCAATCAGTTATCGTTCGATCAACCGACGTGGGACTATCCGACGTTCCTACGAGGAGAGCTTGAGAAGCACGAAGTCCGTAAGCAAGAGATTGCCGCGCTGTTACATAACAATCCCGCGGGCCATTGGCCGCCGGCGCAGCCGATTGAGGGTTAGACATTCTGCAGCGGACGCCGCGGATCTTCTTGCCGCTGCCTCGACTGGGTAGCCGAGGCAAACCAATGAGATTGCTCGCTTGTGTAAGGTCCCGTCGAACACGAATCGGCAGACTACCCAGTCGCAATCGCCCTATATCGCCAGACCACCGGCGGGCCGGCGCTCCCTCGGTCGAAACACTCATCACCGAGATCCAGCGGCGCAGCCTCGACCTATAAGCCCACTATTCTTTCATCCGAGCGTCGTGCCGAGCGTTGTCAGCCTTACGGATACGCACTGCCCGACGATGCGGTGTATTCTGGCGAGCATACCAGATGGCGGCTGTTATCGACGCGGCTGGGACGACAAGCAGTATGTAGGCGATGACGGTGCGTTGATCGACGGGAAATACCCAGCTGTTCGAACGGAAACGTCTCGCCTATCAGATTGGCACCAATGAAGCTCTCGACTCTGTTCGATGATCGGTAGAGGGCAGAGGAATGAACCCCGACATTCTCGCCTCGCTCACGGACGAAGAGCTAGAAGCCGCCTATCTCCGTACGACCATGCAGCCTGGCGATCCCGAGGCCGACGCGATCATTGCCGAGGCGGAGCGCCGCGGAAGCACGCTGCATTGAGGATCATCGACCGCAGGTTCCTGATAGGGTTCTTCGGTGTGCTGGTGGTGTTGGCGGCTGCATTGGCGCTTTCCAGTTGCGGCGACAGCGAAATTCCCGGCCACAACAGCCTAATCCGGCACGTCAAGAACAACCCTGTGGGGCGCGATAGCGATCAGTGGATCGAGAAATACAACATGGCAGGCGAATGGGAGCGGACGGGACTGATCTTCGGCAACGTGGACGATCAGGGTGAGTGCCTAAAGGCGATCGCTGGCCTCAAGCAGGCGAACCCGGCCGCGGAGTATCGCTGCATCGCCGCCAACGTCAGATAG